CTGAAGCCAAAGTCATGGTGTCATCAATTACTTCTTCACCTCTTGGTGTTCTGATTCCTTCCATTAAACTAATAACTTCTTGAGGGACTCCACCTCTTGCCATCTGTGCTGGCATCATGGAACCTAAACCTTGTTGAGGTTGCTGAGCCATTTGTTGAGGGGCCTGCTGCATCTGTTGTTGCAACATCTGTAAAACTTGTTTCCAGGCTCCACTTGAAAAGAACTGTTGAAAATTTCCAAATTTTTGTTGAGCTTCAGGAGGTAAGTTATCCCATAATTCTCTAGCAATCTTTTGTTCTTTGCCTTGATTACCTTGGTAAGTAATGTCAGGAGCTCCTGCTTGTAATGTTTCTGTAAATTGTTCTTCTAATAAAGCCATAATAATCTTTGTGTAATTGTAATAAAGGCAGGAATTTCACCTGAACCCCTAGTATTACTTTGTTTCTCCGAACAAATCAAGTGTTGGTAATGTCACCAACACATCTCTTTTGATAAGAGAAGGATCAATGCCGAGGCCTTTCCACTCTGCATCGTCCTTATAAATGACGCCGGTTTCCTTATGTTTTATGGTCACCTTCACGTCTGCATGCTTCACGGGTATATCTTTCCCGTTATGTTTAATCGTCTCCATTATACTACTACCTCCTGGTTAATGTTTAAATAGCTGATTCCAATGTCTACAGAATCTCCACTACTCATAGTGACTTTAAGGGCTACCCCTGATTCTAGAATTAAGGGCAACGTTAAAATTTCTGTGCTCGCATTAGCGGATAAAGTTTGAGCATTCACGATCTTGATTGCACCATTCTTAATGGTAATCGTTGGAGTATTTCCTGTGTTATTCGTCACTCTAAATGATTTAATAATGACGGTTTCTACCGCTCCTGAGCTAGCTATTGAAGGAGTAAGTAATGTTGTTTCATCCGTCGTTGCTACATTCTGTCCTAAAAATTTATACTGATTAACTATTGCCATTACATTAGAAAGAAGTTTCTAGCTTCTACTTCCTCTTTTAATTCTTGTTGAAAAGTTGAATTAAGTTTTTGTACCACACCATCTAAATCTCTTACTAAAGAATTAGCAACGGCATCGTCATAGTCCGCGCCTTGTCTGGTTAATACCTGTACTATCTTTGCCATTATATATCATCCTCCGCTGCTTGTATTCCAGCATCTACTGCTGATTGACTGTAGCCTCCGCCACCGCCTTGATTTCCTCCACCATTTCCTCCACCACCCGGAGGTCCTTGATTCATGGTAGCTATATTTATTATCTCTTGTTGTTTTTGTTGTTGTTTTTTAGTTGTGTATTGTTTATCTCCATATTTATCCACCCATTTTTGTGCCATCTCTTTAGGAGTTTTAGATCCAAACATAGATGACCCAGGCGCATTCTTACCGGCAAAAGGTCCTGATGTCATTCGTCCTGTCTGTGGATTTATTCCGACATTATAATTTTGCATGAATTGTTGAGTCGCTCGTTGTTGTGGGGTAGTTTGTCTTGTAGAACCAGGCATATTAAAATTAGAACCAAAAGACATTCCTCTGTTGCTCATTATACCTGAGCCTATATCCCAAGCTAGTCCGGCTGCTGGTCCTAAAAACATAGTAGCGAGCATTTTTCCGAGCCAGCCCATTCCTTTTTTCTGTGTGGGTTGAGGTAAGTAACCATACTCTTGTGCCTTTTTCTTAGTTTGTGAGGCTAGAATTTGTTTAAGACCCATTTCTATAATTTCTCCTCCTGAAAAATAAGGCTGTCTAATCGAAGTTAATCCTCCCTCATTTTTTTGAATTCGACTACCATAGGTATCGGTCCAGTCACGAGCAATCTCTGGCTCGTTGGCCCATAAGTATCTTCTTTGTTTTTCTGATTGAAAAGGCATTACCTTCTTCCTCCAGCTTGTAAGTCTAACCTAAAAGTTCCTAGTTTCCAATCTTCATTTTTACCCGTGTTCTCAACTTTAACTGCAACCGATCTTGCACGAGCTCTTGTATCTTGTTTCAATGTACTTGATGTAATATCAAAAGGACCTAGCGTTGAGCTCACTTGTGTTGCATTTGGATAATCTCTTAAATATAAAGTCACTCTTGTCGTTCCTGTTTGAGTTAAAAAATCTGGAATGAATCTTCGAATCGACATAAAGTATTCACCATCTCCTCTAAACGTTACACCTTGTTTTTGATCTTGAGTAATATCAAAATCTCCTGATTCAATATTAGAAGTAATCGCAGTGACACTTCCACCGGCTACTTCGTTGTTCCCTGTTTCGTGTTCAAAATAAGTTGAAACACCTTCTGTATTACCTACCACATAAGTCCCTGAAGTTACAGCTTGTGTTCCATCAATGTTATATAAAGTAGCATGAGGTTTACCAAAGACGGCGGAGTCTTCCCATGCAGTTCTGTTTAAACTTCCTGTGGTCCATATTCCTCGTTGAGCAGAAGAATCAATATAGTTAAAACAAACCATTCGATCCACCACGTTGGATCCACTACTACAATAAAACCATATAATTTCTCCAAAGAGATTATTTAATCCTGCATTAATCAATTGATTAGATGTTGTATTAATACTATCGTAAACATAGTCTTCCACTAAACAGTCCATGGATTCTAGTTTACCAGAGTATCTAAAGAAACCATTTTCAGACATCCAGTAAGAAGCACCATCAACTTCTACCGTAGCATTCTTACCGATCAATCCACAGTTAGTTCCGGATTGTTCAAAAGCAAATGTAAAAGGAGCACCTACAAAACGCATGGTAAAGAGTGCGGTATCCGTCCAAATATAAATCGCATCACGACCTCTTAAGGCCCCCATAATTTTAGAACCATCTGCAAGTCTTTGTGTACCTGCGGTGTTCGTTGCGGTTGGTGTATAAGTATTTAAATCCTCTTGAGAAGAGAATCGAATAAACATGTTATCTTGAGTGCTTGTAGTACCAATCGTTGTTTCTGTTCCAAAGAATACTAAGTGTCGATCCGGTGTAGAAACAAGTACATCTCTTGAAGCGGTGGGTGCTCCTGAAATAATAGTAGCTCTTGTACCCGTAGGGTTAGTAGCATCTGCATCCCATTCGAAACATGCACTGTCAGTAATTAAAGCAATTAATTTAGAACCATAGTTATCGAGTGTCCACATTCCTGGCGCAATCACATAGTCTCCAGAAGCTGCTGAACCCCAACCTACATAGTCAGTAGTGTTCGTTACCGTTGCTCCATCTGAGTGAGCTGCACGAGTAGTGTTTCTCACGGCTCTGGTAATACCAGTTAAATCATTTCCTGAAACTCCAGTGTATGAAATTTCTTCGGTACCTACTTGAATATAAGAAGTTCCTGAATCAGGAAAAGCAGAAGCGTCTGTTAAGGTAATGGAAGTTCCTGATCCTCCAGTTCCATATATATTGTCTCCTAAAGCTCCATTTAAAGTTGTTGTGGTTTCTCCTGAAACCGTTCCACTGTATTGACCAATGCCCCAACCCAAACCTCCAAGTTGTTGTGCAGGTCCTACAGGATAATAATGTTGAAGTCTAATACCTCCAGAAGTCGTGGCTCCTGAACCACCTTCCGCAGCAACCATTGTAATTTCAATTTGAGTTGAACTTACAATACTTGTGATCATAAATTTCTTATCATTAAAATCAGCGGCTACATAATTAGAGCCTGTGATACTGGAGAAATTATCTAAAAGAATAATATCTCCGGCGTTGTATCCGACCGTAGAACTTAAAGTAATTTTAACTGACTTTGATCCATTCGTAGTAGTAAAAGCATTAGATAAAGTATTAGTGCTTTTAATAGGGTGAATATCATAGAAGATACCCCCTGTATAAACATATAAAATTCGATTGGTTCCAATAGCTGCGTACTTAATGGCTGAACTATCCACGAAATGGTGGAGAGATCGAGCGGCTCCTGTCAGATAATCCTCTCCTAATTGAGCCCACCCTCCAATTTTTTCAGGTGTAGAATACCTAAAGCGAACGTTATCACCTGCAATCCACTGCCCTTCAGCGGTGGTTGGTGTAACTTGTTTATTAAAACCTGGTAGAAAGCCTATCTTTTGTAGCATACAAAATTCCGTTTAGGATACAAATATACTATATTTTTGTGGAGATCAACTCTTTACACCAGCCGTTTTGATAGTCAACAGCCATGACTTCTCTAGCTTTTGCTTCTTGTTCTTTAGTAATGGTCGGTGGTTGGTGTTCCCTGAGCCTTGTTTTCTGTATCTTTTTACCACCGAGTTGTTCCAGGAAGGGAAGGAGCTTGGTATCAATCTCATTCATATTCCAAATATGGGTATAGATTGATGGATCAGGACCTAACATATCAGTGTTAGTACGACAATGGATTCTGATGTAATTGTTTTTTAATTGTTCTGAATAGGTCTCTAGAAAATAATCTAGGTTATTAAGATGAGGATATTGTTCCTGACAATAATAAAATCCAGCAATGATCTTGTCGATGGGATCACGGTAGACAGCGATTCTAATCTCACAGTCTTTAAGTTCTTTATGATAGGATTCAAATCCTTTCTCACGTCCAATGTAGGAATCATCACCACAATAGTCTTGAACGTTCGTACCACTATACGTGGTAGGTTTCTCGTTCCAGAGAAGCTGGCCAAGATAATTAATAATGGTGGTGGATCCTGCTTTATTATTCCTGACATACCCCAGACGTTTACCGCCTAGAGTTACACGAACTAAAGCCATTATTTAGGAATGCCTAGTATGGGGCGCTTATCATATAAATTAGTCTTAGCGAAAGGACCATTGGCATGATTATAATGCAAAAATACTTGAGAACAAATGTTGCCTTCAAAAGGTTCTCTCCAGTGCTCAAGTTCACACCCTGAATAAATAAGCATGTCTCCTACTTTTAAATCAACTCGGATTCCCCGAGGGGCTCCCGGCTTCACCACCGTTGTGGTTTCTCTTCCGGATAAAATACTATTGGCTCCAGTGGGATCTAAATAAATAGGCCATGAATCTCCTCCTAAATTTAATGTGGTAGAAATCTCACAACT